CAAAACAGATTAGCAGAAGAATTTGAAATTATACTTCAGCAACGTTTTACAGATTACTTTCTCAAAATAAGACTCATACTTGATCTCAACGAAGACATACCGCACATGACCAGAGGCAGTGCTGGTAGTAGTCTGGTCTGCTATCTCATGGGCATAACTGATGTTGATCCAATTGAATGGAACATACCACTGGCAAGATTTTTAAATCCATACAGAGATGACTTGCCTGATGTGGATATTGACATACCTCATCACAAACAAGAACTTGCAATGCAACGTGTGTTTGACAAATGGCCAACACAGAGTGCTAGGATATCAAACTATGTGTTGTATAGAGAAAAAAGTGCAAAACGTGAAGCTGCCAAACGCCTTGGAGCAAAGGGTAGACTGCCAAAAGATATAGACTACGCAAAACTAGGTGTTGATGAACAAGAAGCAACTCGTATTGAACGTAAACTGATGGGCAAGAAACGTTGTATCAGCAAACACTGCGGTGGTGTGCTTGTGTTTGACAGAGCATTACCAAAAAGTTTATTCCGTGATGACAATCTTATACTACTTGATAAAAATGAAGTAGAGGATTTGGAACATCTAAAGGTAGACATACTTGCAAACAGAGGCTTATCGCAACTGTTAGAAATAGATCCACACACAAGACTGGATGCATATCCAAAGCAGGATGAACGTGTTGCTGATTTGCTATGCAGAGGAGATGTACTTGGCGTAACACAAGGTGAATCGCCAACAATGAAGAGACTGTTCCGTGCATTGCAACCAACAGGAGTTGAGGACTGTGTGTTTGCCAGTGCATTGGTACGTCCTGTTGCTATGGAAGGCAGACGTAAGGCCAGTTGGTTCCGTGACTGGAGTGAAAAAGGCATACAAAAGAATGCAATAGTGTACGAAGATGATGCTATACACAAAATAATGAAGTTGATTGGTATATCACCTTATGAAGCAGATATGTATCGTCGTGCTTTTGCAAAAAAGAATGAAGAAAAGATGATGCAGTTTATGGCACGGCTTGGTGACCATCCAGACAAACATGACATCTATGAACAAATGCAATCGCTAAGTGGGTTTGGCTTGTGTAGAGCACACGCAGTAAACTTGGGCAGACTTATATGGGCACTGGCATATCATAAAGTATACAATCCAAAAGAGTTCTGGCGTGCTTGTTTAAAACATTGCCAAGGATCATATGCACGTTGGGTATATCGTAACGAAGCAAAACGTGCTGGTTGGGATCTGCGTGACTTGGGCTTTGACAATTGGATTACAGAGGATCCGGTTGAAAGTTTTAAACAACATGGTGCTTGGAACAGTCCTGGCTTTTTACCAAATATGGGGTTGCAAAATTTATTCTTAGACAAGTTTCAGTTTGCAGGTATAATTGCCGCCAGCAGAGTGTTTAAGAGCGATGCAAAAAATTACATACACTTTATAACACTAGGTGTAGGTGAGGGTCGCTATGTGGATCTTGTTGTTGATCGTCCTATAAAGTATTCTCGAGATACTGTGGTTGTTGGTGAAGGACAAATGTGGACCAAAGACAACAGTAACTATCTAAAAGTAAAACGCAAGAACGTGAAAGCAATGCCTATTGACCAGTATGCGTAAGATTAAGTTTATCAAAAATATAGTCAGCTAAAAACCCATAGCCTTGATCGTTAGGGTGTCCATGATGTGCATAAAAATCTTTGGAAAAAAATCTAAATGGAATATCTAAAAGATAGTCTGGATGCAATGCTAAATTTTTATTATGCATTGCTTTCAAAACCTTTAGTTTTCGATCTAAGTCTTTAACACCAATGTTTAATTCTTGTAGTGGCATACCTAATTTATTAAAATTATTATCATTGGTATAATCATTGATCCAACTTAGTTGTTTTTGATAGATTTCTTCTACAAACAAACTCAATGAGAAAATATGCAGATTTATGTTAAGACCTTTCATGGCATGTATAAAATAAAAACAATCTAGTATTACTGATTGAATTTCTCCCCATGGATGCATGTAGTCTGCCCAAACTCTATCGCCATTGTTACTTGGTTCAGTAGGCCAAATTTGATGCCACTTGCCTTTATTAAGTACTTCTGTTCTGACTGCTGGACTAAGTCCAATTATGACTGTATCAATTTCTGGATTACGACTAACTTCTTCTACTGCAATTCTCATTGCACGTTTAATAGAACTCCCTCTTTTGCCGTAGTTGGTTACATTAAGATTATATTTTTTAGCCATTTGTGCTGGCCATGATTTGGTTTGCAAATTAGAACTTCCAATACCCTCAGTCCAGCTATCGCCTACTGTTAAAATATTCATCATTAACCTTTACTTTTAATACCTGCTAACATCTGTTTAAGTTTTGTGCTTTGTACATCAGCAACAATTTTGCCCGGCTCGTCTTCAACTGTGGCATCATTTGCAGTGTCTGTTGTAAGTGTTTTTGCTTTTATCTGATCATAGATACTTGAACTCTGTTTCTTAAACTGTTGATACTCTTCATCATCACCTAAGTCACGTATACGCAAACTTTCAATATCAAACTCCAAGTCTACTTTCATACCAACGCCACTACTACTTCTAGTCTTCATAGCCTGTATTTGATACCTACCACGTTCACGCATTGCACGACTTGTGAATATACCAAACACATTGTCAGCAGTATTGATCTTACTAATACCACCACTTATGTGCGAATGATCAAACTCTACTTCTTCAACTGCACTTCTATTCAACTGCGATGCAGTAACAAACAGTATGTTAAGTTCTCTTGCTAGGTTACGCAGTTCTTCTGAAACATACTTGTCCTTAACAAACAGATCATTTGGCGATACTTTAGCACTAACTGGCATAAGCAAATCCAAATAGTCAATACACATAAAGTCTATGCTCTTGCCTTGCTTTATGCTTAGTTCTTTTACAAATGCTCTTATGTCATTTACTGTGCTTTGTGCAGGCATGTACTTTATTTGCAAGCCACCGGCTTTCTTACCCATCATCTTCACTTTCATTTCAACAGTTTCAATGTCTTTGAACAACTGTTTGCTAGGAGTATTTGTCAACATACTATCAACACGCATAGCAGTCAAGCCTTCACTAAGTTCTAATGTAATGTATACTCCACTAAGTCCTGCTTCCATCCAGTTCACTGCTAAGTTTTGCATAAACAAACTTTTACCAGATCCTGAACCACCTGCAAATATCTGTAGTTCGCCTCTGTTGAATCCACCATATAACAGTTTGTCCAACTTAGGCCAACCTGTTGAATTCTGTCCGTTGTTGTCTTTCAGTGCCGCAAGTCTTGCACGAGGATCTTCAAAATAATCTGTACCTAAATCCTTTGTTAAACTTATCTGTACTGCATCCTTGATTAGTTTCTCAACTGGTGAATACTCACCTTTCTCAAGTAAGTCTGCACTTTTAAGTATAGCACGTTCTAGTTCAGTACGTCTAGTAAATGCTTCAAACTCTCCTAAAAACCAATCTGTGTGTCCACTGTTGAGATCTGGAATCTCCAATAGTTCAATACCAGTAACTGCTTTTATCTGAGCTCTGTCTGGAAGTGTTTTGTGTTCGTTTGCATGATCATAGATAAACTTTGCAGTTTCTCTCAAGTCTCTGTCAAAGTTTTCATCATTATATATGTTTTGTACTCTTAGAAAACTTTGTGCATCGTGCATCATCATTTCTAAGAATAATTTTTGTACATCGTAATTATAATCAGTCATAAAACTTTCCTATCTTCAAACTTTTCCTCCAATTCGTATTTCTTCTTTTATCTATTTCATCAAGTTTTTTAATCCAAGAATTATCTGTTTTGTATGTTTTAAGATGATTAACAATACCACCTAGTTTCTCTATTGGCTTTAATTCTATTATAGCATGTTCGACGCTATCTGTACATAGATCTTTTGGGTCAAAATTGTATGCAAACTGCCAATTGAAATCACTTGGATCTCCTTCTCTATTTGTGGCTAGATTGTCTTCAAACCATTTGTATAAAGCAGGCATTTCAAGCACGTTATAACCAGCAACTGTAACATTAAATCCAAACAATACATTGCTAGGCATATTCTGTTTGTACTGTTGTAGATTGTTCTCAACCATGCTCCATTCTCCTGGGTATCGTATATAGTCGAATGCATTACCAATTCCATCAATACTAAAGAATAACCTCACCAGGCGAGCTTTTGACCACAACTCAATTGTTCTGTTGTTAGGATAAAGCGTGCCATTGGTGTTGTAACTTATAAAGGTATCAGCAAGTTTTCCTGTTTCGAGTAGTCTTTCAAGTACCTGTTGATGTTCTTGGTTTAACAAAGGTTCGCCACCATTGAAGTGCAACTTTTGCAGTTTAGATAAATCCAACTTATCAAGGAACGCATTGTCTGCCCTATGGTATCTTCCAATACTTGCTAACTGTTCTTTTTTAATTTTTAGTTCTACTGCCCAAAGGCTACTCCAGTTAGGAGTACACATTATACACGCACTGTTACATGCCCATGTTGCGTTGTGATCAAGACTTTCAAGTTCTACCTCAGTACTATTAGTATCAAAGAACTCAATCATATTTTGTCGCCTACTGGTTTGGCCTAAACTTTCAGCCTGCCAACAAAGATTGCATTCGTTTGGCTTTTTTCCTTGATCAAATTGTTCACGTAGACTTTGAAGATAACTGTTTGTTGTAAAGTTAAAGTCTTCGGTATTTGTTTTTTCTGAAATTGATTGACAACACGGTGCAACTTTTATATGCTTGTCGTTCCATCGATCCACAAATAGACCTTTGTATATTTCTGGACAATAATTACTCATTTATTTTCCTTTGTAGACGTTTCTTAAACATCTCAATCTTAATCTTACTGCGTTCTGCATTCTGATGTATCTGTTTAAGTGTTTCTGCTACACCAAAACGTACCACTGCATCGTTTACATCTTTAACATCTTCAGGCCACTCTGGTATACTAACTTCAAACTTGTGTTCTACTGCGGCATCAATTATACTTAATCCTGCACGGTCCTGATCAGGTACTACTATAATTCTACGTTGCAACTGTTTTAGCAACTGTGCTTGGTCCTTGCTTATGGTTTCATGCATACATGCCAAACCAGATATACTCAGTGCATCAAATATACCTTCAACAACTATTGCACTGGTCCAGTCTGACTTTTGTAAATCATAACCAAACACATATCCTGGTTGCTGACTGTTTATAAACTTTGGCGTACGATTGTCCAAGTAACGTGATGTATGTCCTACTATCCTGTTCTTGTATGTGTATGGTATAACAATCCTATCTCTTGGTCCTCGTTTTTTATCTACTAGAAACGGATATCCAAATACCATGCCACGTTTTTTTAAGTATTCAACATAGTGAAAGTGCTCTTTGTTATTTTCATCTATGCGTTCAACACCTGTGGGTATTTCTTGTTCTTCAAAGTCAATCTGCTTTTGTTTAATTGTGTTACGTTCAGCAGTTAAGTCTAACAAACTTTTACGTTTTAAACTTTCTAAGTTCAGTCTTTCAATATCAGTTGGATCAACACCTAGCCATTCAAGCAACTTACGTGCTTTGTAACCAACACTACGCCCTGCCGTAAAACTTGCAGTAAAGCCACAGTTGAAACAGTGATAACTCCAGTCATCTTCTGCTTGTTTTATACCACCACGCAGACGTTTGTCTTGTGACTCGCCTTTGTGTACACAACAAGGTGCATTAAAACTTACCCAACCAGAACTTGTTTGTTTTCGCTTCTGCGGAATGT